CCCATGGGGGGCGATAATCCGAGCTCGGTCCGAGATAACATCAACGATCACCTTCGGAGAACCCGCCTTCTACTATTGTAAAGTAGTAGGAGGGTCGGTCCTAGGGATTTGGAGGCCCTCGGTTGATTCATCCCCAAAGATGATTCCGATGTCACTCCAGCTGTTCCAAGAAAACACTATGTCAATATTAAAACTCAAGTTAAACCTCGCGAGGATTGTTGTTACTTTCCTCAACAAGGCATACTTAAGTGTTAATATCGACAAAGGGTGGGTCGAGCAATGGACTAGGTTAATCCTAAAGAGAGTGGAAACACGTGGTCCCGTAGACACGGTGGGCTGGATTAAAGCAATCCGGCTTGCGTGTACGCGGTACATGTGCGGCCAACCTCTTAAGGAGTCACCTGGATTTGGGGTTCAGCTTGACGAGTTAGGACTGCCGCACGCTGCGGCACTCCCGTTCGTCTCGCTGTTCCGTGAAATGTCTCGCCCCAATCTACGTTTCGCATTAACCCTTTTGGGGTTCGTGCGGCTCATAGAAGGGTCGAAAGCACCCGATTTAGATCCCATCACTTTACCGGCTTCTCCATATCCGTCCGTTTTGGACGAGGAGATACCCGCTATCGTGAGGGCCCTAAATTGGAAGCTGGACGTTCCCGAATGGGAGCGCCCACACGTCACAACCAAATCTGGTCCTAATGCCCAAGCCTTAATCGGATCAATCGAGGACGCTTCCCTTCTCACAGAGGCGCAAATTGCTAACTTGCGTCTATGTGGTGGAGAGAAGTTGGTCCAGACGATTGGTACCATTCGATCCCTAAGCGTCCCTACTTGGTGCGAGATGGTCAAGATAACAACCAAAGGTTGCCTGTCGAGACTCTCTTACATCAAGGATAAGGAAGCTAAGTGCCGAATAGTTGCTATCCTTGATTATTGGACACAGTCATGCTTCGAGCCTTTGCATAAGGCGCAGTTTGCGCTTTTGCGGAGCCTCAGGCCTGATTGTACCTTTGACCAAGGTAGCTTCCGATCCAAACTACCACGTCAAGGCCCGTACTACTCTTGTGATCTTAGTTCGGCGACGGATCGACTCCCTGTAACCCTACAGAGAGCCGTCTTAGCCGTCCTAATTTCACCGGAGTATGCGGCTGCATGGTATGAGTTGCTATGTATCCGTGAGTATAAGCTTCCCAAAGGCGCTGGTTCCGTGAAATACGGAGCCGGTTAACCAATGGGGGCTTACAGTTCATGGACTACATTTGCAATTACACATCATGCGATCGTTCGGCTTGCGGCCAAACGCGCCGGACTTCCCATTACATGGGAAGGATACGTGCTCCTAGGTGACGATATCGTTTTAGCAAACGAACGCGTCGCAAAGGAATACATGACGATTCTTGATTCGCTAGGGGTGAAAGTCTCAGAGACGAAGACGCATGTGTCTAATAACACGTACGAATTCGCTAAGAGATGGATTCACTTTGGAGAGGAGGTAACCGGAGCTCCACTCGGCTCTCTGTTCGAGGCCATCCGCTTTGTAGGTAGAAGAAGCTGGAAAGACGCGGTCGTGCCGACCACGTTAATCAAGCATATTTCTTACTACGAAGTGGCAACCTGGTTCAGGGAGGTCGAGTCGCGATGGTTACCACGAACATCGAGCTTGGTTTCCCGGGGCTTGTTGGCGGATTTCTTCCTGCTTTTAGGACGGGGTGGTCTTTCAGACCGCCTAGCCGAAAAAGCCTGGAAGTTCTTTCTCTTGCCTTCGCGAGAAGACTCGAGACTCCTTCGGCGAATCAAGTGCGATAAACTCGGCTCGATCGTCTTAGGAGGGATCCTAGGTTGCTTCCAATTTAGAAAAGCTTCCGAGTTCATCGGAATCTATCTGAACGAATGCAAGGCTAGGGTCCTGGAAGCCGCCATCAAGCGCCAAGTGGGAGATCTCCGTAGATTCCAGTTGGAATTACCGAGGTTCGCCCCCTTGGTGCCTGAAGGGTTGGATGCCCAATCGACACTGTTCGCCTTACCTCCATTTGGAGTACTCATGAGAAATATCTCGGAGCTCCAGTTGGAGTTTGATAAAGCGC